GATTTCGTTGCCCGAAAAATGCACCCGTCTTAGTTCTGCAATCCCGTCTCCGTCGTAGTCAGTCTTTAGGTAGCACTCGAACACTTCAACCGTCTGCATGGACTTATCGAGACTTGGCTCCATGTAGGGCTGTTCGTCACGGTTGTATCGAGCTATGTACTCAGCGGAAAACTCAAGGTCGTTGTAAACCGGTAGATTCATTACGATCTCAGGATCGAACCCCATTGAGACAAGATCCGACCTTGTAATGAGTTTCCTATGCGCGACAAATGGTGTATCTCGAACGGTCTTTCCTGCCTTGGAGATCAAGAACTCTTCGGGAGGCACGTTCTCGACCTTAACTTTCCCTGCCTTTGTCTTACGCATGAGCGCGACGTTATGAACACGCATGACTTGACCGTCAATATCCTGCTCAATCGTCTCTTGCGCTGCGATCTCCATCGTTCCGTCAGACATAAGCATGGCTAGCTCATCGTCTGTCAGGTTCGCGTACTGTTCCTTGGTGACTGAAATCGAGTCGTCCCAATAGGCTTTAATGACACCGACCTTCTGAAGGATCGCGTCCTTGAACCAGTCGTGCATGATCGAGATGCCAGGGTTCTGCTTCATCAGCACCCAGTTGCAATATTCAGTGGCTTGCATGGCCATAGGCTCATCGCCTGGGCCTACAGGCTCGAACACGCCGATCTCATCAGCAGACGTAAACAAACGCATGAGAGGCGGAAGCATCCCGTCGATAGCTTCTGCGACTTCTCCGGTTACGATTTGGCTGCGACCCTCTACTTCATTACCGTAGGGATCGCGCATATAGGCAGTGAGCGCGTTCTTACGTTGCTCGACCGTCTCGGTCTCCAAGAAACCTATCGCGTTATCAATCTCACCTTGGAGAATCGCCTTTAATCGTCCGTCATCCATTTAGACCACCCAAGATACGTTAGGTTTCAGCGGCTTAGACCAACTTGTTTGCTCTGACATACCAACCGCAAGATACCGAAATGCGTCAGAAGCATGAGATGCCCAATCGTGAAGAGGCTTATCCCAGTAAACTTGACGCTTATCGTCGTATTGTCGCCGATAATTGCGCAGCGCGTCCACACCACGTTTAGTCTTAGGGTCGAACCAACAGTAAGGAATCAGCCTTCTCACGGCTTGTATCCCATCGTCCACGCCCATCCTTGGCACGATTGTGATGTTTAACCCCGCCTCTTGTAGAAGTTCGAGTCTCGATCTGCCTGAGCCTAGCTCCCTAACCTGTACGTCATGCGGAAGTAATTGCTCTGCAAGCTCGTAGTTGTTTGTCCTGAGCCAGTTCACATACCAATCCAAGCCTTGCCCGTGGTTCTCAACGAAGTCGATAAGCCTTGTCTCTAAACCAACCCTCTGGCAGACCCAGATAGCAGTGGAGTCGCCTATCCCTAGATCCCATGCTGCGTAAGTCTTGGCTATGCCATCTACAGGGATGTCATGGAACCTTTCAGACGGTAGCTCATTGAGAAGCTGCCCGTAGTAAGCACCTTCAATAGCTGAGTCGAAGGAACACTCAAACTCTTGTAGGTACTTGTCATCTCCCATCTCTGACCTAGCGGCATCGAGTTCAGATTGAGGGATAAGACCTGTTTCTGACGCTCTGAACTCAAGCATGGCCCAATCGTTATGCTCTGCTGCATGGTCTCTCAGGGTCTTAAAGTGATTTGCGCCTTTTGGGGTTCCGAGGAAGAGAGCCCATCCGACAAGGCGGGACGAACCACCTCCGACCAGATACGCGGGTCTTGATCGCCAAATTCGTCGAATACAACGCCATCGAAATACTGTCCTCTAAGAGAGTCTGGGTTATCAGATCCCGCAAGCTGAATCCTTCTGCCCCAGAAATCAACCCTAAGCTCCGCAATATTGGCAGTGGCGTTAAGTGGTTGGGTAAATTTGAGGAGGTAATCCCAGATAACTCGTTTGGTCTGGGAATAGGTAGGCCCGATGAACGCATATCTCGGAGCCTCCTTGTTGTTTTCTATCGCTGCTCTAATGAGATGGTTAATCGCACTTACTGACTTTCCGCATCTTCTGTGCGCGACAACAACAGCAAAACGCTTATCTGATAGCGCATTGTGGATCTTTAGCTGCTGCTCCCTCGGCGCATAAGGGATGACTATTCGGGTTGCGCCCATGACACTTGCATCTGGACAGGTTGACCGTCAGTTCCCGTTACCTCTGTCCTGGCTAATTTGGGTATGTGGTACTCGATTGCTCTCAGGTAGATGTCGCAAGCCTTCTCTGGGCTCTTCTGAGCCACTTCATCTAGCCACATTGCGAACCTCGGAGCGTTCATCTCAGCCATTTTCGCAATGGCTTCTCTCACCGCAGCAGTGCTTTTGTTAGGCACTCCCTTCTGCCTACCCATGCCAGCAGCAGGAGGTACTCTCTTTTCACCATCACTCAATACTTTATTGTCCATTCGTTGTTTGTTTGCAACAGATTACCGACCTAATAAACCTGATCTCATAAGCTCTTCTTCGTCTATGACTACAGGCTTACCGTTTATTTCCATGATACGCACTTTAGATTCTTCGCCTGGGAATACAACGAAGTTAGATGTTCCTTTACCAGCGCCGCGCGAGTTTTGGTCGAGGTAGCGAACCCCTGGTATGCCTGAATCGCGTAACTTTTGCGCCACTTCTTGTGGAGACCCAAGCTCTCGCATCAATTCGCCACCACTTAAGTCATAGATAGACTTTGGCGGGTTTTCATTGAGTTTGTTAGCTTGTTGAAATTTGACTAGTTTTGCCAAAGGCTTGCTGTTCTCAAGTGCAAACTTTTGTATAGTCCGAGACTGCTGACTTAGCGGCTTATCCCAATCTAGCATCTTTGCTATTTCTTCGTCTGGTAGATCTGCCTTGTAAAAAACCCCAGTGTTAGGTGTTATTCCTCCAGAAGCCTTTAATGACTCCAATTTTGCCAAATCTCTTGCTGCTTTCGCTGCCGTCTCAGGATAGTCGTCATCTGGGAGCGCATATTTCCGCGCTTTCTCGATCGCTTGGTCAAGATCGCCGGTTCGCACAATTGCGCGAACATTTATGTGCTCAAGTTGACTTGGGTCAAAAAATCCATCTCTGGTAACAAAACGATCTTTTGAAGTCGCTAATTGATAGCCTTTGGCAACATCAGGACTTTCAGCCAAGTAAATGCCATGCCCGTAAGCCTGAGCACCTTCGCCCGTACCGATCTTGCTCGCATCAAACTTACTGAACTTATGCGGAGAACCATGGAATACCGTAAGCGGACTTAGCAGGCTTCCAGCGCGTTGTGCATTTGCCATCGCAGAAGCAACCGCAAAGGGAGCCACAGACCCGTAAAGCTGACCAGCGACACTTGCTTGCTCACCTAGCCTGTAAGCCTCAGACATCTTCTGAGCCTCTGGGTCCATCACCGAGTAAGTAGGTTGCCTGCCCGTAAACCCTAGTAATCCCTGCGCGATAGGACTTGTCTGACCGTACCCTGGCAGCGAACTTACGCCTCTCGGTAGTTGCTCAGGCAACGGAGGAAGAAACTTCTCCTCGTCTAGCAGTCCTTTTCTACGCTTCACTTCTTGTTCCTCGCCGAGATAGCCTTAGCCTTTGCCTTTGCATCAGCCTTAGAACTTGCACCCCACGCCTTTAGGCTCAGAAGAAGTCTGGTAGGGCTTCCATCAGGTTTTCTCTCTGGCCCTGGCATGTTACCCATTCGCGCAAGAAAAGACGCTCTACGGGGGTTATCGCCTGACTTAACAGGAGCCTTTAGATCAGACCCAGGATTCTCACGCTCGTAAGACTTCCGGCCCTTTTCGTTGAGGCCACCTTTGGCGTTCTTGCCTTCCTTACGAGTCCAGGCGGCAGTCATTTCTTAGCCGTTTTAGCTGATTCTTTGAAAGCCTTAGCCGTTGGCGCACCAGGACTCCCAGGCTTACGCATCTTCTCTGGAGTCTTTCCCGCAGCCTTTTGCTTGGCTATGCGTTCACGCTTGGCGTGAATATTTGCGTATAAGCCTTTCATTTCTTCTTGACCTTAGCTTCAGAAAGCGCAATCGCGAGGGCTTGCTTAGGGTTAGTCACGGTCGGACCTTTCTTGCTTCCAGAGTGCAACTTACCCTTGTTGTACTCAGTCATCACCCTGGAGATCTTCTTCTCCGCTTTCGTTTTCTTCACTTTTCCACTCCATACAAGATTTCTCAGGCGCACACATAAAGTTCCACTCGTGGCAGTACCCGACACCTTCAGGTAGACAATCCTGCATCTCC